GATCATAAACGATCATAAGCAATCAATATCGATCATCATTAGTCGTTATAATCTTTGTTATTAGCACAACTTAAACAATTCAACTTTTAACATTTTTTTGTTTTCGTTTGTTCGTATTAGTGTAAAGAGTAGTGAAAACCTAGAGCAATTGCTCGTAACTATTAAACACATTATGCAATACACTACCACAAACACTCGCACAATCGGTTCTTTAGTCGATCAGGATAAATCAGTAAAAGAATTAAAAGCTCTAAGACGCAACTGGGAAGACACACTGATAAGAGAATATGATGTATTGACAGATGCGACTAAAACTCTATTGAAATTAAAAATTGATGAAGTAAAAGAGCTTATCAAATTAAAACAATCTTAAAACCAAAAACCAAAAAACCTAACATTAAAACATTATGAGAATTACATTAAAACAAATAGAAGCAGTTATTGAATGGCTTAACAAAGAATTAAAACGCCCTTTAAAACCGTATGAAAACATTGACGGAAAGTTTACGGCTCAAATAGGCAACTTTCATATGTACAGTGCCTACGGTAAGTATGGCTTACATGAAATGAATAACGAACACGGTGGGGTTAACACTATCATTCACTTAGGAACTAAAAAGGAACTATTCAATTCTATTCATAGGTTATTAGATGGTATACGCTTAGAAAGAGCAGAACATTACGAAAAAGAAGAGTCTATTTTAGAGCAACATCCTTATGTACATAATTACAACGGATAAGAATATGAGCATGAAAGAAAAAACCATTGAACAAAGAATCATTAATTACAGCAATCATGATTCACTAGATAGGCATATGCCGCCGTCTAAAAACTTGTTTTGGATTGCACTTTGCAGCCCGATATTAGCACTTGCAAGCTGGTTGTTACTTTGCTGGTTTGCCATTTCCTCCGATTAATAGAAAGAAAAACCGATATGAATAAAGACTTAAAAACAGAGTTTCAATTAACATATGATAAAGATGATGCTTGGGGTAGTTGTATGCAATGGCTGTTTGCTGTTTGCGATTACCTGACATTTGAAACTGATGAATATGTACCCGATCACTGGCAATTTAAGGCTAGTCCGTTTGGAGCGAATGAAGATTGTTTGAACTATCAGGCATTGAAAGAACTAGATGTACCCAGTAAAGATGTTTTACACTTTGGAAGCTTACTTATCCGATTCAGTGAACTATTAAAACGGAAAGGACTAGATTATTAAGACTATGAAACCATTACTAATACTATTACTACTAACCTTTACCGTTGCGAGCTGTTCAACCGTATGCAAAAGAAAGACTTGTTGTCCTGAACCGAATCACGGACCTTGTCCAGTTTGTAACTATCCTAATAAATAAAACCGATAACCGATAAATGGAAATTTACACAAATGAAAAAGAACTAGTGCAAGCTTTGTTTGAAAAAAGTAAAAAATGTCCTGACTATTATTTTTACCCGTTTGCTAGTTTTTTGGAAGCTAAGATATTGAAAATGAAAAGGCTAAATTCTGAAGCACCAACGGATTGCATGATTTTAAGTTACGGTCGTGCTTATTATAAAAATGGAAAGCGTAAAAGTTTTACTACTAAACAAAAGATCAGAGATCAGCAAACTAGATGGAAGTAACCGATGACTAAGCTTTGCATCAATTGCAACTTACCTGTCCGTGGTCATGAGGCTGAAGGCGACCGTCCTATTTGCTTACAGTGCCTTGCGTCTTTACGACCTCACACAACCTACCACGAACATACCTTTAACTATTCAACCATCGAAGGATGTATACGACAATCAACCGACAACCCCATAGAAAAAACCAATAATGATAAAACCGAGAAAAATACCCTTAGAAAAGATAAAACAAGCAGTCAGCAAGACTCTTAAAGTATCCATCGACGATATAATGAGTCGTAACCGTCATAAAATGCCAGTGATGGCTCGCCAATTAAGTATGTACTATGCATTACGTGGTCGTACCTTAGTGTCCGTAGGTGAGCATTTTAACCGACATCACGCCAACATCCACTACGCAGATGAAAAGATAAACTTCCTTAAAGAAACCGACTGGGAAGTTAAACAATGGACTGAGCAGATAGAGGAGAAGCTATGTCAATAACTACTTACCTGACCATCGTCTTGATCGTAGTAATAATCGTATCCTTTTTATACAGTGAATAAAGAACTAACTTTAGAACCGACCGTTATGATCGAAGAACTTATGTTTTACATCCATCAGAATGAAATGGGAGGCGATTGTATCGACCCAGATAACCGATTCTTTCCGTTATACTTAGAACTACAGAAGCTGAAAGATAAGCTTGATAACGACCGATACGATACTTACGTGTCCGTAGTTAACGACGAGGTGCGGTCATGATACCAATACACGAAGACGGTAAGCAAAAGGGTAAGATCAATCAAACTATTTTGCAGACTGGTAAACCTAGAGGCACTTATGGGTTAGGTGACAAGCACCCTAACAAAAAATACGAAGGTGTTTTCTATATAAAATGGTCCAGCAAGCCTAAAAAACTAGGTAATCATGAACACTGGGGTACTATTGATAGAGTTGAAAGAACACGTGAATTAAAAAAGCTTTCAACACAACGACTGAAGAAAGACCCTGCTCGTTCCGCACTTAAAAAACAAACTGACAAGAAATATAGGGAGAAGAATAAAGATAAACTCAAGCAATACTTCAAAGCTCATTATCAGAACAACAGAGATAAGATAAGAAAAGAACGTGCTAGGTACAGAGATGAGAACCGAGATAAGATAAGAGAAGCAGATCGTTTGTTTAGAGAGAGAAACAGGGAACGTTTGAGAGAGTATCAAAAAGAATTACATCACAGTCGAAAAGAAGATGTTGATTACATTATAAGACGCAAACAACACGCTTTGAAATTAAGACAACAACCTGAACACAAGGAAAAAGCTAGGCAATATCAGCGTGCAAACAGGACGAGGATTAATAAAAGGATGCGTGAGTATTATAAAGACCCTAATAAAAAACTTCGTAGAACTATTAGCAGTAGAATATTACAAGCTGTTAAACATGGCTTCACTAAAGGAACAAAGGTTGCGTCGTCTATGCAGTTAGTTGGGTGTACTATTGATGAGTTACGTGACCGTTTAGAATCACAGTTCACCGATGGTATGACTTGGGATAACATGGGTAAAGGTGGTTGGCATATCGATCACATCATTCCGTGTTCGTTCTTTGACCTGACTAAACCGAGCCATCAGAAGCTATGCTTTAACTACCAAAACTTACAACCGTTATGGGAGAAAGATAACATTATAAAAGCAGATAACATTCACTGGTCAATAGTGTTGACTTTGATGATTAATAACTACAAAACCATAGGACTAAATTAAGATGCCAGCACCGAGAAAAAAGATAACTTACATTCACAACGAGAAACCTGACGAAAAGAAGACAGCAACCACTACATACTTTAAGACATTGGGTGACTTCTTTGATACGATGGAAGCTCGAAAGAAAAACCTGTATCCGCACCTTTGTATAGAACTTGTTGAGGTGGAAGACATAGAGGTTGACCTGTACGAACACGCTTACAGAGAAGATAGTCGTTACAATTACAACTGATGATGGACGACGACGACCTTGATGACTTACTGGAAAACCTAGACGGAGACGGTTCTATTGGTAAGCTTGTTGATGCAGGTTACAGGTACTTTTGGAGTAACACTGAGTTGACATACGACAAGAACCTCAAGGTCGTCCGTAGTAAGAAGCAAAGAGTACAACCTCCGACGTGGTTCTGTTACATGGATGAAGAGGTACGTGATCGTATAACTAAATGAGTATTGAAAAAGAGATGAAGGACTGGGGACGGACAACCTACCGCCAGTTCCAACAGTTCTACAGGGAGAATGAGAGAGGTAGTGAGTTAGCTAGTAGTAAGCGTATCCTTTCAAAGGTAGCACCACAGTTAGCACAACCGATAGCTGATTTCATGGAACGCTTTAACAAGGACGGTGTATCTATGCCAATATGGTTGTGCTTTATAGCTGACCTGCATCCACAACTTATAGCTCACATAGCACTGAAGACAGCACTTGACTACATACCTACTTGCAATGCTTACACAAGACTATCGTTTAATGTAGGTAAAGAGTTTGAGAATATACTACGACAACGGGTAGCAGAAGAGACGATAGCTAAGAACAGATTGTACGACATCAAGCACACAAAGAGTGTGAAGGGTAAGCGTATGAAGTTCTATACCGCTGAAAAGAATAACCGAAGGTTTGAACTGTGGGAACGACGACACAAGATAGCGTTGGGTGCGTGGTTGTTGGGTGAGATAGTAAAGCACACTGGATTGTTTGAGGTACGAATGGAACGCAACGGTAAGAAAACGATAAAGCTTATCTACCTGTCCGCAGAATTTAAAGATTGGACACGACGGTTTGACCATTGGAAGGAGGTAGCTGATCCGATCCGCATGGCACTGCCACACAAACCGAACGATTGGACGGACTATTTTAACGGAGGATACGAGACGTTTGACGATTCGTTTGTAATGAATAAACCGAACAAGAGTCATTACAACTTCAACGATCTTCGCAAGATGTACGTGTCCGTTAACAATGTGCAAAGCGTACCGTGGTGTATTAATGAGAAGGTGTTGGAAGTGGCACAGCATATGTGGGATACGGGACAACTGATGGACTACACAGAAGTACCACTGCAACCGTACCTTGAGAACGGCTTGGAACGACCGCAAGAACTACGTGCGTGGAAGTTTAAACAAAATAAGATACGACGGATCAACGAGAGTAACCGATCTAAACGCTTGGTACACATGAAGTTACTACATCTAGCTAACAAGTATAAGGAGTGGGACAGTGTGTACTTTCCTAGTCGTGTGGATTATCGTGGTCGTCTGTACTATATGCCAGCTTATCTGCACCCACAAGGCACTGACTTGGCTAAAGGTTTGTTGTTATTTAAGAATGGACAGCAGGTACTGGATGAAGACGACCTAGAAAGACTGTTAATACACGGTGCTAACTGCTGGGGAGTCAAGGGTAGTATAGAAGAACGATTGGAGTGGGTAAAGAAACACGAAGGATGGATGTTGGAGACAGCAGAAGACCCTTACGATAACGACTGGTGGCAGGAAGCTAGTGAACCGTTTGGATTCTTAGCTTTTTGTTACGAGTTCAAGAAGTTTAACGACGAAGGATATGGTTATGTGTCACACTTTCCAGTGCGTATGGATTGTAGTAACAACGGTATGCAGATACTTCACTTGTTGTTGCGTGATGAAGGACTGGCTAAGCACTGCAACCTTGTACCTGACCAACCACCCGGTGATATGTACCAATGGGTAGCTGACCTTGTGTACGAACGACTGAAGGACCAGAGCAAGGAGAGTTACATAGCGTCGCAATGGTTTAAGCACGGTGTTACAAGGACGTTGGCTAAGTTAGCTATAATGAATAAGCCATACGGTCAGTCGTATTTTCACGTGTTACAAAAGTTCTTGCACGAAATAGGAGACAACCACCCATTCAGAGACGGAGAACAGATAGATGCTATTAATTATCTAGCTGAACAGTTTAATAAGGTAGCTCGTGAGGTGTTAGTGTCCGTTGATCGGGTGCATAAATTCTTACGTGCTTGTGCAGGAGGTATGGGTAACACAGAGATTAAGTGGACTACACCGTTTGGATTTAAAGTAATACAGAAGATGACCACAAGTAAAAGAGCAAAGGTCAACACGATTATTGATAATATTGTAACATCTATTTTCTACTCAGAGGCTTTAGAAGACATCGACCCAAGGGAACAGAAGAACTGTATCACTGCTAACTTTATACACGGATTGGATGCAACAGTTGTACACACACTAGCGTACGGAATGACGTACGACATGGGCTTTGTTCACGACTGCTTCATATCCCACGCTTGTAACGCACGTAAGGTGCATCAGGATGTAAGAAAAACCTACAAAAATATTTATGCTATTGACTTACTCAAAGAGTTCAGATGTGAGTTAATAAACAACAACCCGACAGCAGAACTGCCTGACCTGCCTGAACTTGGGACACTTGATGTCTCGCAAATAGATCGAGCTATGTATCTGCTGTCTTAACAAGATAAAAACACTAAGAGATATGAGTATAAAAGCACGAAAGAAACACCCAGTAATAAAAGTAAAAGGCACTGCTAAGTACGCCCACTTAAACGAACCTAACAAACGGTTTGAACCTGAGTTCGGTACGTACAGTTGTGACCTAGTAGTAGACAAGGACCAAGCGGAGATGATTAAGAATACGTTACGTCCGTTGTACGAGGAAGAGTTGAAACAAGTACAGGAAGAACACCAAGGAAAGAAGATAGAACAGAAAGAGTTTCCTATTAAAGAAGAGGAAGGTGGATTCCTTGTTAAGTCTAAGTTGAAAGCTGGTGGTAGAAGAAGAGATGGCAGTGAGTATTCGTTGTCCATTGCTCTGTTCGATTCCCAAGGTAAACCGTTACCAGCAGATGTTAAAGTATGGGGTGGTAGTAAAGTCAACCTAGCGTTTCGTCCGAGGTTTTGGTACACAGCTATGGCAGGGTTTGGTGTGTCGTTTGATCTGCAAGCTGTGCAAGTATTAGAACTACAGAACGGTGGAGTCAGTGGTGTAGCAGCAGATGCTTTCGGGTTTACTTCGGAAGAAGGTTACGTAGCAAATGGCGGTGAAACCCTAGACCAAGTATTCGATGCGGAAGAAGAGAGCGAAGAAATCACAGCGAACTTCTAACAATAGATACAGGTCAGGATTTGAATCTAAACTAGCACATCAATTAAAACGTAGTGGCGTTGACTTTGAATACGAGACGCTATCTATTGAATATCAACGACTTAGCACATACACTCCCGACTTCATACTACCCAACGGCATCATCATAGAAGCCAAGGGAGTATGGACGGTGGAGGACCGTGCTAAGCACTTGCTTGTACGTGAGCAGCACCCACATCTAGATATACGGATGGTGTTTATGCGAGCAAGTAACAAGATAAGCAAGAAGTCTAAGACTACGTACGCTATGTGGTGTGAACGGAAGGGAATTAAATATGCAGATAAAGTTATACCAAAGTCATGGCTTTCACAGAAACGCACCAACCGTGTAGTGTCTGCGGGTCGAGTGACGCTAGATCAACAAACGATGACGGAAGCTCCTATTGTTTCAGTTGTCAAAGTTATAGTGGACAAGGACGAAAAGGAATGAGTGAACCAACACCGAGAGAGTTCCTTAGTGGAGAACCTAAAGCTATACCACGACGAAACCTAACCCTTGATACCTGCCGTAAGTGGGGGTACTGGGTAGGTCAAGTCGGAGGGGAACAAGTACAGATAGCTAACTACAAGACACGAGATGGTAAGCCAGTGGCACAGAAGATAAGGTACGCTAACAAATCGTTCAGTGTTCGTGGTGAGTTGATTGGACTGTACGGTCAGCACCTGTGGAAAGAGAAGGGACGACGTGTCGTTGTAACAGAGGGAGAGATAGATGCGTTAAGTGTCAGTCAAGCAATGGACAACAGATACCCAGTCGTCAGCGTACCGAACGGAGCAAGTGCTGCTAAAAAACACGTGGCACAAGCTATTGATTGGTTGGAGTCGTTCGACAAGGTGATCTTTTGTTTCGACATGGATGAACCGGGACGGAAGGGAGCGAGTGAGTGTGCAGCATTGTTAACACCGGGTAAGGCACACATTGCAGAGTTGCCACTGAAGGACCCGAACGACATGATCACTGCGTACAAATCGAAGGAGTTAGTCAGTTGTCTTTACGAGGCAGTAGAGTACAGACCTGACGGAATCATAAACGGTAAGGACTTGTGGGACGAAGTTAGTAATACTGAAAGTCACAAAGCTTTACCGTACCCCTACTATGGGTTGAATCAAACGACACACGGACTAAGACTAGGTGAGCTAGTGACGGTATGTGCGGGTAGTGGAATCGGGAAGTCCCTGTTCTGTCGTGAGATTTGTCACCACCTGCTAGGTCTTGGCGAGACGGTAGGATACATAGCACTGGAAGAATCCGTCAGGCGTACTGCCCTCGGCATCATGGGTATCCATCTGAACAAACCACTACACTTAGAAGATGACACAGTAGAAGTGGAAGCGTTACGTCCAGCGTTTGAGGAGACAGTAGGGAACGGAAAGTTCTACACCTACGATCACTTCGGCAGCATGGACAGTGACAATCTGCTATCTAAGATTCGTTATCTGATAAAAGGGTTTGATTGTAAGTGGATATTCTTAGACCATCTGTCGATTGTTATCAGTGGTATAGCTGGTGACGACGAACGACGGTTGATAGATAACACGATGACCAAGCTACGTAGTCTTGTTGAAGAGACAGGGTGTGGAATGATACTTGTTAGTCACCTGAAGCGTGTGGATAGTGGACACGAAGAAGGAGGACGAGTAAGTCTACACCATCTGCGTGGTAGTCAAGCTATAGCACAGCTATCAGACATGGTCATTGGACTGGAACGCAACCAACAAGCAGACCAAACAAGTAACGAAACAAGAGTAAGAGTCCTGAAGAATCGTTTTAGTGGAGAGACAGGTCACTGTTTAACACTTCACTACGACCACGACACAGGACGATACACAGAGGACAGTAATGTCTTTGAGGATAAAACAACTAACAACCCATTCTAAAATGAAAACACTATTCTTTGATATAGAAACAAATGCTATTGAGGACTGGTCGAACCTGAGTGACTTACATACGGTTCACTGCCTGAGCATCTACGATCCTACCACACCCAAGATGATTACGTATCACGGTGCTGGTATACAGAACGGACTACAGGAGTTAGCTAAAGCAGACCGTATCGTTGGTCACAATGTTATAGGCTTTGATCTACCTGCTCTGTCTAAGATGCACAGCTTCCATCCACCGTTGATTAAAGTATTGGATACGATGGTCATGGCTAAGTGTATAGTAGCAGATGTACGCAACGATGACTTCTTACGGAAGAACTTTGATAAGAGTCTTATTGGTAGTCACTCGTTGAAAGCTTGGGGGTTACGACTAAGTAAGTTGACTAAGCTATCGTATGGTGAGGAAGACGGAGCGTTTGATAGTTACAACGACGAGATGAGGAAGTACTGCGAACGTGACACAATTGTAACACAAATCCTGTTTGACTATCTGATGAGTGGTAAGCCGAGCGGTGAGATGATGGCAATAGAGCATTGGTTTGCGTTCCTGATGAGACTACAAGAGAAGAAAGGCTTTGCGTTTGATATAGATAAAGCAGAGAAGTTAGAGCTGAAGCTTGCTAGTAAACGTGCCGAGTTGTTAGACAGACTACAGAAAGAGTTCCCTGCTAAGACAGAAGAGATGAAGACACCAGCAGGTTGGGAAGTCGAAGGATACACAGCACCCACTAAGGCAAAATTAAAGTTGAAGCTTAAAAATGCAGGGTTAAAGCAGTCACTCGTTAACAAAGCTGTGAAGTTAGGTAATAAGACTAAGACGATACCCTTCAACCCCGGTAGTCGTCAGCAGATAGCAGAACGTTTGTTAGACTTAGGATATGAACTGCCAAAAGAACCTGATGCAACAACACCAAAGGTAGACGAATCAGTACTGCGTAGTATTGAGCATCCGTTTGCTGAAGTGTTGTGTGATTACTTGTTGGTTACTAAGAGGTTAGGACAACTAGCAGAGGGTAATCAGGCGTGGTTGAAGTTGGAAAAGAACGGACGGATACACGGTAGAGTAAACACAAACGGTGCAGTCACGGGTCGTTGTACTCATCAGAATCCTAATGTTGCACAAGTACCTGCTTGCCGTGCTGAATACGGAGAGGAGTGTCGTGAGTTGTTCAAGGCTGGAGATGGATACAAGTTAGTAGGGTGTGATGCAGCAGGACTAGAACTACGGATGCTTGCACATTACCTAGCTTTCTATGATGGAGGTGCGTACGCTAAGACTGTTATAGAAGGAGACATACACTCACTGAATCAGAAAGCAGCAGGACTAGAAACAAGAGACCAAGCTAAGACATTTATCTATGCGTTCTTGTACGGAGCAGGTGACGCTAAGATTGGTGAGATCGTGGGTGGTAGTGCAAGAGAAGGACAGATGTTGAAGCGTAAGTTTCTATCGAATCTACCAGCACTGAAGAAGTTACAAGCAGAAGTACAACGCAAGGTAACGAATGGTGGTAAGCTGATTGGATTGGATGGTCGTGTTCTTCCCGTTCGTTCGTCACACGCTGCGTTGAATATGTTGTTACAGTCAGCAGGTGCAGTGACGATGAAGGTGGCACTTGTACAACTGTTCCATCGACTCAATAAGATTAAGTGGCAACACGGTAGAGAGTATAGCTTCGTGGCTAACGTACACGACGAGTTCCAAGCAGAGGTATTACCTGACAAAGCTAATGTGTTTGGAGAGTTGGCTGTGGATGCAATACGACGTGCTGGTAAAGAGTTAAAACTAAATGTAATGTTGGACGGTGAAGCAAAGATAGGGATGTCGTGGAAGGAAACACACTAGAGATAGAGTACGATTGGCACTTGAAGGTTGCAGAATTATACGATACTGTTGACCTTACTTTTCCCATGCC